CGTGACTACTTCCCTTATTATAAAGCGAATAGGAAAAAGAGTAGAGATGAATCCGACATGGATTGGAACAAGCTCTTCGAAGCTATTCATCAAATAAGAGAAGAAATTACTGAGTACTTTCCTTATAAGGTACTCTATATCGAAAGGTGTGAAGCTGACGATATTATTGCAACCATTATTCACGAAGAAGGTACTGAACTGAATACTGGTGGCGAAAGGTTTTTAATTCTTTCTGGTGATAAGGACTTTATTCAATTACATAAGTATGCGAATGTAGACCAGTACAATCCAACTCTTAAGCGTTGGGTAAGGAATGACAATCCAAATAAATACCTTTCAGAACACATATTGAAAGGTGATGTAGGCGACGGTATTCCTAATATTCTTAGTGCTGATAATTGTCTCGCCATTGGTGAACGTCAAAGACCAATGACTAAGAAAAAGATTACTGCGTTTACAACTGAACCAGAATGTATGGACGAAGAAACAAAACTTCGATACAATCGAAATAAGAAGATGATTGACTTATCTGAAATTCCACAAGAATATAAAGATACAATTCTCGAAGCATACCACACTGAAAAGAATGTGGGTAGAGAACATCTCTTTAATTTCTTTGTTAAGAAAAAATTAAAAAACTTAATAACAGATATACAGGATTTTTAAATTATGGCTATCAAACTATCAATCTCTGAAGTACTGAATAAGTGCAAAGAGTTTAAATCAGTAAAAGAAAAAGCAGAATGGCTTCAACAAAATGATGCTGTTCCAGTAAGAACTGTACTAAGACTTATCTATGATGAAGATATCGAATTCTTAGTACCAGACACTCCACCACCTTGGAAGAAAAATAATTTTCCAGATGCGACAACTCTACTTTATAGAGAAGCTCGTAGACTGCGTATTTTCTTTAAAGGAGGAGGCTATGACGATTTACCACAAGTCAAAAGAGAATCACTATTCATTTCTTTATTAGAAGATATTGAAAATGGTGACGCTGACTTATTGGCAAAAAATATGATTAGTCACACTGCAGTGAAAGGACTTACTAAGAAAACAGTTGAAACTGCTTTCCCAACAATTTTCACAGACCCTATTAGAGTCTAAATTAGATTTGGTCTATATGACCTAAGGATAATGATTCGATGTCTCGGAAAGGCTTTAGAAGCTTTCGTGATAAAAATAAAGAAGAGTGGAACGAATATAACAGACGAGAAGATAGAAAGTCTGAACGTAAGAAGAAACAAAGACGTGACACTCGTCGTCAACGCAGGTCAGAAAAATTCAAAAATTTTAAAGATTGGTCAGACAACAGTTGACAAATGCAAAAAACTGTGTTATAATACAACTTGATTATGAAAATTTACGGTAGTAACACTAACGTGTTTAGAGAAATGGATATAAGCGACAAGGTGATTCTTGTCGATTGTGATGGTGTTCTTCTTGATTGGGAATATAGCTTCTATCAGTTTATGATTAATAGAGGGTATGAAGTAAAAGAACCTGGTCATTATAAGATTAATGAAAGCTTTGGTATACCATACGCTGAAGGTAAATCATTAATCATTCAATTTAATGAAAGTGCACAGATTGGTTTCCTTCATTCTCTTAGAGATGCAGTTAAGTATGTAAGAAAATTACATGAAGAACATGGATACGTATTCCATTGTATTACTTCTCTAAGCACAGACCCTTATGCTAAAAAACTGAGAGTAAGAAACCTCGAAAAGCTATTTGGTAAAAATATATTTGAAGAAGTAGTTTGCCTACCTTGTGGCGCTGATAAAGACGATGCACTGGAACCATACAGAAACACAGGATGTATTTGGGTGGAGGATAAACCTGTCAATGCAGAACTAGGGCATGAATTAGGTCTGAGACCCTTCCTGATTGAACACACTCATAATAAAGACTACCAATCAGATAATTTTCCAAAAGTTAAAAATTGGAAAGAACTGTACGAACATATCGTATAAATAAATTTATGAAAGTCTGGATTACTATTTAATGCCAACATACGAATTTCAAGATAAAGAAACAGGTGAAACCTTCGAGAAAATTCTCAAAATCTCGGAAAGGGAAGCCTTCCTCAAAGATAATCCCAACCTTAAACAAATTATTAGCGGACAAACCGTGATTGAGTCTGCGCGTCTTGGTCGAATGAAACCCGACCAAGGATTTCGTGATTTGCTTTCGTCGATGAAAAACAATAAAAGTTACACAGGAAACAAAATCAACGATTGGAAATAATAACCTTTACATTATGATGTTGATTTGCCATAAGGAGGTTATATATGTCGAAACAACGTCGTATTTCTCAAAAGGAGAGACGAAGATTAGAACGTGAATTGAAGACCGGAACGCTAAATTCCAAATTCAGTATGAGACCGATAAAACCCATTACAATCACACAGGAAGATATGTTTGACTCATATCGTGCGGGATATAATATAGCAGCAATCGGTACAGCAGGGACTGGAAAAACTATGTGCGCCATGTACTTAGGATTAAAATCCATTCTCGAATCAGACCAATACGAACAATTAATTATCGTAAGGTCGGCTGTACAAACACGGGAACAAGGATTCATGCCAGGTACTCAGGCACAAAAAGAAGCTGTTTATTCTACACCTTATGCAGACATCACATGTGATTTATTTGGGAGAGGCGATGCTTGGGAAATTCTCAAACAAAAACGCCAGGTCAAATTTATGACTTCTTCTTTTGTACGAGGATTGACGTTTGATAATTCTATTATTGTAGTAGATGAATGTCAATCAATGACATATCATGAACTTGATAGTATCATCACAAGAGTAGGTGAATCTTCACGAATCATATTCTGTGGAGATACTAAACAAGATGACTTGTTGAATTCGAGAAATCGAAACGACGTATCGGGATTAGACGGCTTTATGAGTGTTATTAATAAGATGCATAAATCTTTCAGAACAATTGAGTTCAATGTAAATGACATCGTAAGAAGCGGTTTAGTTAAAGAATATATAATAGCAAAGGAGACAATTAACACTAAGTTTTCGCCCCAATTTGCGGTGGCTTAAATTTTGACGAGGTGGCGAGGGCAACCTCGCCATTCTTTTTAGAGAATAGAATTATGATACAGGAAACAGTAGACAATTACAAATTACAATGGTTAACTAAAAACTCATACCGAGTTAAGTTACCAAAAAATCTTAAAGATTCAGGTGCTGAATGCCTAGCATGGTGTACATCAGTACTTGATGAAAAAGTCTGGTCTCACTCATTCAACCCAGAAGACCAACAATATACTTTCTTTTTTGAAAGTCCTCATATTGCAGAACAATTTAGAGCTCAATGGAAAATAGGAGATTCTAGAACTGTAGACATCACATAAGCTCAAGGATATTATATTATGTTATTTGAACACCACAACCACGGGATTGATTTACCTCCCATAACAAGAAAAACAACAGAACAAGGAAGAAGATACTTCACACCAACAGGTGAAGCATACCCATCAGTCACAACTGTGTTAGGTATTCTAGGAAAAGCTTCATTAATGGCCTGGCGGAAACGCGTAGGTGAAGAAGAAGCGAATCGTATTTCTTCTCAAGCTGCTAGACGAGGTACTGCAGTTCATAAACTCTGTGAAAACTACTTAGACAATAAAGAAGATTATAAAGAAGGTGTACAACCTGCTAATCTTTTTATGTTTAACACTATGAAACCACTACTTGACAATAAGATAAATAATATATGGTTCCAGGAAGCTTTTCTATATTCTGACGAATTGCAAACTGCGGGCCAAGTAGATTGTATCGCTGAATATGATGGTAAACTTTCGGTTATTGATTTTAAAACTTCTCGAAGATTAAAATCAGTTGACCAAATACAAAACTATTTTATGCAAGTGTCTTTTTATGCGAAAGCATTTGAAGAAAGAACAGGACAAAAAGTAGAACAAGGAGTAGTTTTAATCGGGGTAGATGACGCTGAACCACAAGAATTCTTTATCAACCCAGACGATTATATAGAACACTTCAAAGCGGTTAGGGAGACATATGCCAACCTCTATGAAAAAGAAAAGGTACATAATAATTGATAAAGACATGGGTGTATTCCTAGGCACTTACGATGGTCGTGAACTAGGAAGAGAAGATGATAATAGAATTTATGCGTGTTTTGCTGCTAACAATCCTTTCGGATTGACAACCGCATGTTCTTTCAAATCTGATAAGGCAGCAAACTTCTATATAAAAGATATGTTCCACGCGGGAAAGAAACGAGATTTACTCGTAGCTGAAGTGGATACAGATACTGAATTTCCTCATGTAGTAGATATAATTAAGGCAGGTTATACAGAACACTGTCACGATATGCTTGACGTTATGTTTGAAACTGGAAATCAAACTGTTCATTAACAGTTGACATTTTCAAAAAGCTGTGGTATAATACGATTTTGAAGAAGGTGAATTAACAAATGAATCATGAAGCTTTGAATAAGAATATGGATATGGGCAACTTGGATATGGACCACGTTGCAAACATGCATAAAGAGTTCTTTGTTCATAATGATTATGAATGGTGGAACCCTCCTAAAACTGGTGATGTAGTTGTTGATGTGGGAGCTTGCGTTGGTATGTTCTCATGTATGGCATTAGACAAAGGTGCTGATAAGGTTTATATGATTGAACCAAATAAAGACCTTTTAATGACTGCTATTAAAAACACTGCTGATTATGTTATTAATGAGACAGAATCAAAGGTTGTACCAGTACATGCAGCGATTCTTTCAGATGATAACCATGTACAACACATTTATAATGAAGATACTTCTGGTAGTTGGTTGAAATTTAGTTTCGACCAATTTATTGATTTTTATAAAATAGATAATATAGATTTTTTAAAGATTGATTGTGAAGGTGGAGAATATGATATTCTCACAAAAGAAAATTTTGAATGGATTTGCGATAATGTAAATCATATAGCACTCGAAGTTCATAGACGACATGGACCAAGTGGTGCAAAGGATTTTAAAAAGTTTAGAGATGATTTTTTAAAACCATATCTAGAACGAGGCGGACAAGTTCGTTACCAACATCCCCAATATGGAGAGTTTATTTGGAACGACAAGATGATAGATGAAAAAATCTATACTGAAGATTTACCCGCTGAGTTTATGATATATTTTACAAAGAAATAAAGATGGCAAAAGACAAAAAATTAATTAGTGAAGCTCTTATGTTTGCGGTAAAAGCGCATGGAGACCAACGAAGAAAATACACAGGTGAACCTTACATCGTTCACCCAGTTGGTGTCGCGAAAATCCTTGAAGACTCAGTTGAGCACACTGATGAAATGATAGTTGCAGCTCTATTACATGATGTAGTAGAAGATACACCTGTAACTTTCCAAGATGTAAAAGAAAAGTTCGGCTCAACAGTTGCTGAATACGTACACTACTGTACGAACGTCTCAGAAAAGGAAGATGGAAACCGTGCATTTCGTAAGAAAATGGATGCGGACCATTTTGCGCTAGGTCCAGCTGAGACTCAAACGATTAAGGTTGCGGATTTGATACACAATAGTGAAACTATCATTCCTCACGACCAAAAATTCTTTCATAAAGCTTACAAGCATGAGAAACAGTATCTCTTGAAAGTATTGACTAAGGCTGACCCAATACTATTAGATAGAGCTCAAACCATCCTCTCAGATGCTTGGGAGCCTTCTAAATAACATAATTAGCCATATTTTTGGTTCCTTATAACAAATTGATATAAAAAAGTGCAACTTTTTTGCAAAAAACAGTTGACATTTGCTTTGAAATGGTATAGAATGGTATCATAATCAATTGGAAAAGGAGTTAAATTATGGCTGATTATTCTTACTGGGGTGGAACAGGAAAGTTTCAAGACCTCGCCGATAAAATGCAAAACATGGTTCCAGTATCTGGTCCTTGTTACAACATACCTGATGATGATACTTCAGGAATCAATAAGCCTCTTGACACATTTCGTCAAGTTGTCAACGCATACTACGACATCTTCAACAATGGTGGA